CTAATATAGTGATGTGATGGATATTCTTTATCGGTATCTAAGTATTTGTCACGATTCTGCTCATAAAGTTCTAGTAATGTCATTCGTAATAATACTTTTTATAATTGTTGATAATTTCAATTTCGGGTGGTTGATTACTTATAAAGGTTTCATAATCAAATCCTGGCCGATGATTGTGTGTGTCTGCACGATGAGGATTAACTGAATAATCTTTACCAGCCAGCCAATAGTATACATTCATGAAACAATCGATATAACCAATCGTTGGATAAACCATCTGAATCATATCAAAGTATTTTTCAAACCATGCAATATTCGTATCAAAATTATCTAAGAATGTAGATACTTTAAAGATTGAACCACCGCCTGCACCATATTGTGTGAATGTTGGTCTTTTGCCTGAATGTAATTCAATCATTTCAATTACAGTTTCAGGAATATGATTACCAATCTTTGTATCGGCACAAGCGTGTTCCCATTCAGGATTAACTGTAATGGGTTTGTTAATTAGAACATCATCTTCCATCATGATTATATGTGATGACTTGGATAAAAGGCAAGCAGTTCTGAATCTATTTAAAAATTCTATTGTACCATCTAAACGATAACCATAATCTTCTTTTGGTCCACCAAGTTTAGTATGGTAGTATTTGTAATCAGTTTTGTATGTATCGGCAACCGTTTGGTAACTAAAAGTATTATCTACACCCAAAAAATAATAATCATTGGGATGATGTATCCTAACATTTTTAACTATTTCTGAGGTTGCTTTAGGATAAATTGAAGCGAGATGAAAGAAAGATATATTAGACACGTTGTAACACCGTTAGACCATTATTGTTAGTGTAACGATGTTTCATCTGCCATTCTGGATGTGAATCGATGAATTCTTGGATGGCTGGCCAAATACCACGGCCACCAAACTCACCGTTATGTTCAAATGATGTTGTGTCATGAAACACAATATATTTCTTGGCTTTATCTGCGTGTAGTTCTAGTTCTTTTTGCACCTGTTCGTAGATATGTAAACTATCAACAAATAACAAATCAGTAGGTTCAATTTCTACTTTACGAGTATCTGCAATATGGAGAGTTACATTACGACCAGATTCTTTTGCTTGTTTAAAAAAATCTTCAATGCCAGGTTGCGGCATATATTCATAACTATGCATTGTAACATCATGTCGTAAAAAGGCTCTGGTGCTTTGAGCCCAACCTACTCCAAGTTCTGTTACATGATTACATTCAGAAGTTAAATCTGATAGTGTGGGTAGATGCTCATTAATATCGGTAGAACGACCGCAAGCATCCAAATATTCTTGTTCAAAATTCATTTCAAGTCCTATAAACAAAATAATTATTTGGGTCTTCCTGATTATACTTAGTCATGATATAACTACGCAATTCTGGAACTCTATCATATTGGTGAACAACCGGAAAAGGTGTCACACCTAGTGGTGGTACCATTACTTGTTCGCCATTCCAAATTGGCTCACTAAACAATAAATTAGGTCTAAACTGTTCAATCTTGGATGGATCCATAACTGTGCCTAATTCACAAGCCCAATCATGTGTATACCAAATAACATCTTTGAATGGTTGTGTATTAATCAAGACATTGAATACTGCTTGGTCAACGATAGGAATTGGCCTGTTGGTCGCATTAGTGAAGATGTTGAAAACCATATCTTTAACATACTCAGCATGACCACCGAATGTTCCAACATTGAAGATTTCATTTTCTTTGAATTCTTCATACACATAAGGACCATAAGTTTGAAATAAGTTTTCGTTACCCCAAGGTTCATCTTTATATTTTAAACCTTCGGATGCAACAACCAACTTTAAATTATTTTCTTGAAAAAACTTATTTTCAAATACTAAAGTGGGGTCTGTTTGGAAGTAAACATCTTTCACATCTGTTGTTACCACATAACGATAGTTTGTCCATTGAGTTTTTAAAAATTGATAAATTCCTAAAAATCTTAAAACGTGTACCGGAACATTATTAATGTTAGGCATTGGCACAACAATGAAGTTGCGTTTGATTAACTCACCAATTGTATCTTGTGAGGCATTACCAACGACCATAACTTTGTCGCCAGTAAAACCACATTCGTCAATTGATTCTACCCAAGGTTTGAGCTGGTTATAGTTATAGTTTGTGAAGGCACCGATGATAAGGTCTTTTTGCGCCATGGGAAATCTCCATTATATTTGTCATTCATTATATTGTTTCCATTAATAAAGAATTCTTTAGTAACGGAACCTGCATTACCAGCAACACGATAGTTTACTGTATATTCATTTGTGCAATCGTATTTGGGAAAATATTGTGATACTGCTTGTAAGAACACTCTGTCTTGACCCCAACCACCATGCCATGCAGATGCTAATCTTATCGCAATTTCTGTTTTAAGGCAATAACTATTAGTGTCCACATGATTCATTCCATGATAAGTTTTCCACTTACCTAGGGATTCACAATCATCATGACAAATAAAGTCATTATCTTCATAGATATCACGGAGAGAATAACACCAGTCCAAATTCTTTTCTTGTAATGTTTTAATACAAGATTCTACATGATTAGGTTTGAACCAGTTATCTTGATCCAAATATAAAACATAATCAGTATTAACCAAATGAGTGAAAGCCGCATATACACGATGACCGTAAAAGCCATTAGCGCCAACATTAATAGGAAGAATTGCAGTATGTAATCTATCATTTTCTACTAAATCTCCCAAAAGTTCTATGGTCTTAACTACATTATCTTTACCATCAATAACAACATAACAGTCTGTTGGATAACTTTGATTTAATACACTATTTACTGCTTGCAATAAATCACTTGAACCCGTTGTGGGTATAATCACCGTTGCACTCATAATCAATCTCTAGTTAGTTTTAATATCTTTTCTATCTGTTTTTCTATTGCAGGTTTGCGGTTAGGCCAATATATGTATTCTTTATCTCCGGTTGAATGGAGTTTAGTCAAGAAAGGAACAATCATCTTTTCTAATTCAGTAAGCCTTGCTTTATAATCTTCAGCAGTAGCAGCAGTCTTGTTAATTACTGAATTGTATTCTTCTTCAGATACAGCAGAAAAACCGAAATCATCGGTTTCTCCGTATTGTTTTGCCAGTTTATCAAAATCGATTAGTCCCATTATACGATTCCATTAAATTTAACTGCGAGATTAAAAAATTGTCCTAGTTTATGTAGGTCGCCGGTTTTGTTGGTACGAACTGCAAATTTCAATTTTAATTTTTCTGTTCCTGTACCAAGTAATTCAATATAAAAGTCTTGTTTAGATGTAGTTGAAGGATATGATTTGACTTTTTTGACTTTGGGTAAAAACACACCAACATCATCTTCATCAGTCAAGACTTTAACATTTGTTCCATAAGCTTTCAGAACCAATAACGGAACATCAGCATCTTTACCAACAATGGCCATTTGAAGATAGTTTACAGTTTTCTTTACATCCTTTTCAAATGCTTTTGTCAAGTAATTGCGAATTTCATCCAAATTCATATCATACAATTCATTGTATCGTTTAACGTCACTTTTTTCTAGTGATGCGGCCGCTTTAATGATTGATGCTTTTTGTGTAAAATCTTTATCGTAATTCTTATTAAGATTTGGTACCAATTGAAGATAAACCTTGGTGCGTAACACCTCTTGTAAATCAGGTATAAATGTTGGTGCAATAGATTCTAAGATAGGTTTAACATAAGTGTTTAACTTAGGTTCTTTACTATTCTCATCTCCAGCCTTCAATGACACACCCAACATACTATTATTTTTATATTGAATGAACAAGTCACCTTTGTGTTTTGAATCTACACCTTTAGGTTTCTCACGATAACCCCAATAAACAGAATTAATTTTATTCTTTTTATTTTCATTATATAACCAATTCAAAATACCAATGGCATTCTCCATCTTATCTTTAAATTTGGATGAAATTGGATACTCATCCACAAACTTTTTGCCGGCCATCGCATTGTTTGGGGTTACATAAGCTTTAGATTTCTTATGGTCAACAGTCTTTAAGAATGAATAGAAATCATCCACATTTTTAGGTTTATAACCACCTTCAAATGCCAATGCAGGAGATAACTCTGTGATTGTTGAATTGAGTGTAGTTTCGGCCATACCACCAGATGCAGGTTTGAATACTAGTATGGTGACATTATCTTTACCCAAAGATGGTTCTGGAATTACTGTAACTTCAGTAGAACCAGATAGTGCATTATCTTTTTTACGAGAATAACTAATCTTTAGTTTTGTCAATTCTTTCTCAATATCTTTTTGTGCTCCAGCCTTATCTTTAGCCTTAATCACAATGATATTTTTTAATCGAGTTGATTTCTTACTAACCTCGTTAGGGTATTTGTTTAAAATCTTTTCTAAATTGTTTTTCGTTGCCATGATTTAACCTTAATAAAAAGTATTTATCGAATGATATCAATCTCTGTATTGTTAGTCCACACCTCAAGTTCAGTCCTTAAACGACCTTCACTCTTTAGTGTTTCATAACGATTGATTGCCTTACTACGCCACCATTCTATCACACTTTCCAAATTAAATCTATCGTAATTGTCTGCTTTTTGCAACACATCTGTTTTACAATTAATGTAATCAATATAGTTACTATACCCATAATTTGATGTATAATAACGCTTTTGTTCTGTCAACTTTTTAGCGTTCTGGATCGTTGTATCAAATGCAACCAGTTCTGGAGTGTTCTTTAACGCAGCTCTGGCCAATGAAATAATCTTCATTGAAGTCTTTAGTTTTCTACTAGAGATTCCATCATCCACAATCTTACCAACTTTAGATTCAACAAATGCAACCATATCGGAATATGGTTTTCCATGCATCATTGGTAAGAAGTCAGATTCAGTCAAACCTTGATAACGAATATAGGGTTTCATACCATCATATTGTGAAGATGATTTTGAAGAACCATACAAACTGGTAGTTTCAAATAGACACAGATTCATGTCATATTTTTTGTTTACAATCTCTCTAACGGTATGACTGGTACAAATGGCAGCCAGAAGTTTACCACCAAGATAATTAAATCCAAATGGTTGGGATGGTACGATTACGAACCCCATCATGGCGGAGTTATTGAATCTTTTGCCCCATTCAGGTTGTTGCGTAAACACTTGTCCAAGCAATTCATTTCTAGGTTTACAGTTAATGACTGGTGAAGCCAACCGAATGAATCCTACGAACTTTCCTGAGTTCTTTTCTTTAACTGCCAAATGCACACTACGACCAACTGGTCTGATGTTGATGTGGGAACTGGTAATCGAAAGTAATGTTTCCCAAGTATCACTATTGATTTCTACCACTTCAATATCCATATCTTTTGGATGCATGGTAAAATCAGAGAACAAATCATCTTCGGGTGAAAACAAAGGATTTAATGGCATCTCCGCAAGAGAAGCCAATTTTTGGTCACGCATATATTCATCGATGCGTTCAAAGTTACCAAAGTAATCTTCAAAAATTTTGGCTACATGAATAGCATCTTCTTTAGTTAAGTTCATTTAATTAAGTGTTGTGTGAGAACCATGCATGAAATCCAGGCCCATAATGTATTGAATCCTACCAAGGTTGGTAATAACTTTTTATTACTAGCCCAAATTAAAGTTAAACTTGTGCAGAGAGTAAAGAAATACAACCACCAAATTGAAATTCCAAAAATTAATCCAGGAACAATAATAATGGCTTTTGCAGTCCAACTTGCAGCTTCTACAATATTATAATCTGTCCAATATTCTTTTTTGAGCCACATGGCATAACAATCTTTGATTGCTGCAAAGGTTGAATGTTTATAAACAACCAATATGAACATAATCCATATTAATGTTGCGGCTGAAATTTGTGTAAATGTCATACTTTGAATCCTTCAAACGATTTCTTTTCGTGTTTAATTTTGTTATGAGCACCAACTTGATTACCAGCATCCGCAATACCTTGTTGTGCCGATTGTTCAATGTCATATAACCTCATCTTTGAACGGTCAACACCAACAGTAAATCGTTTATAATAACCAGGATCATTATATCTGTTCTTCAATTGTTTTACCATAATTTGGCCAAGTTCTTCAAGTTCTTCAGAAGAAATCAAAGCAAACATTAAGTCTGCGGTGGCGGGAAGTCCGAATGATTCAGACGTGTCTTCCAGTCCTGGATCACTGCTCGTAAATCCGCTTCTGGTAGTCTGTGTAGCAGATACAATAGGAACATTATACTCAACCGCCAGTCCTCTAAGCTCTTCAGCGATGCTCTTGACATAAGTGTAGGAGTTAATATTCGCACCAGCCTTAATACGGGAAGAACAACAGATATTAAGATAATCAACAAAAATAATATCAGGCACAAAGGAGCGTTTAAGATTAAGTTCATTTAATAAAGTCCTGAAGTGTGTTACAGATGCTGATGCCGTTGGGTATTCTTTAATAATAAGTTTACCGGTTACTTTCTCTTTAACTTTGGCAACCTTCTTGTCATACATATCTTTTGGTAAATCAAGCAGGTCATCTAAAGTAACATTCAATAAGTTTGCATCTATTCTTTCTGCAATCTTTTCTTCAGCCATTTCAAGAGTGATGTATAGTGCGTTCTTACCTTGGACCATAGCACCTGCTGCAACGTGGCACATGAACAAAGATTTACCAACACCTGTACCAGCAAGAGCAATATTGAGAGTTTTAGTTGGTAGACCACCTTTTGTAATCTTGTTGAAGTATTCGAGGTCAAAAGGAATTCGCTCCTCTTTTCTATGATAGAAATCATAGCGAGCATCAGAGTCTTGTAAATAATCATGGCCTACTGTTGTATCAAATGAAACGGCCAAGGCGTCCGATAGTATAGAGGGAATTGCACCTTTGTCTTTACTTTTGTCCTTACCATCGAGAATTGAAATAGCCCCCAATACGGCATTGTATACCGCTTTCTCTTGGCAAAACTTCTCTGTCTTGTCAACAAGCCATTGTACCTCGGTTTGCTCTTTGCTATGAGATTCAATTTCTTGGAGATAAGTTTCACAGTTCTTAACTTCGTCATCCGTAAGAGTGTTCCTCTCTTTGACGGCAATTGAGAGTGCTTCAATCGTAGGCGGAGTATTGTAAGTTTCAGTAAACGAGGTGATTTCATTGTATATTGTTCTCTCCGTTCTGTCGGAGAAATAGTCAGATTTTAAGAATGGTAATACTTTTCTTAGGTAGTCCTCATTATAGACCAGATTCTTCAGAATCGATTGTTCCAGTTTCATCAATTATTTCCTGCTCAATGTTAGATGACATAATTTCCACAAGTAAGTCACCAATATAATTTTTAAAGTCAAGGTCTTTCTCCAATTTCTTTTTTTTGATGGTGGATTCTATCACATCAAACTTGAATTGTAAATAGACCTGCTCATCTTTTTCTTCAAAACCTACCTTACCGTATTTGTATAGGGTATCTTTATATGGTCCCTCTAACAAACGAATATGTACCGATTGTGCATCATCTTTTGGATAGATGAAACAATAATCTATTCCTTCAGTCATATATGCTGTTCCTTATAAACAAAAATTGTGATATAGAATATCTACCAAAACCTTTTGAATTTTCTTCCATTACAATTGGTGTTACTTCATGTACCAAAATGCTTGGCATATAAACTACCATATTATTTTTAACTTCAATTTCAAGGTTATAGTCTTGCAACTTTAGATTTCCACCTTCAAATTTTTTAGGTTCTTTATAGAAATAAGAAAGAACGGTATATACACTCATATCAACATGAGGTTTATAAAAATCTCCGTTCTCATAATAATTTAATAAAGTGGAATCTTGATTGCAAGAATTTAAATATCTAAAACAAAGACTATTATCAATAAATTCTTTTGTTGCTACTGTCCAAGCTTTACGATTAACGTTTAAGATATTTGAAAAATTTCTATTACTGTAATATTCATCTAAAAACAAACCATGATTATGTTTTAATGGATTACCTTTTTCATCCCTACTGGTACCAGTTTTTTCTGGCGGTAATAATTTA